CTGCAACTGGTGGGCAGATAGGGTTTCCAGCCACAGCAGTGCCAAGTGCCGATGCAAATACACTTGACGATTACGAAGAAGGCACGTATACCCTGACCATAGTAGGGTCAACGTCAGGCAACTACAACCTCAACGGCTCAAGGGAAACATTACAATATCGGAAAATTGGAAATATGTGTTTTGTGGGGGGAGAAGTCGCCATTGCGAACGCAGACGGTACTCCTGTCGGAGACCTTAGATTTTCCCTTCCTTTTACAGCGAGTGCTTTAACTGAATTTTCCGAATTTACGTTAGGGTCGGCATTGATATGGGGTCATGGAGGCTCACTTCCAAATGCTCAATATTCCCGTCCTGGAACAGGTGTAGCCTATTTTAATGTAGTCCATGTAACTGACGGAGGAACATTTGATCTTATAGAGGTTGCCGATGTAGACACACTATGGGATTTCGCCGTCAGCCTTTGGTATGTGTGTGAATGATTAATATGACTGATATAGTAAGTATGCCCATAAGTCAAGTGATAGACTATAAACGATCCTGCATTACGGAGCCGTTTCATTTTTATAGTGACGTTCTCAACCGATGGTGTGTTGTCCCACCTGGCTTTGAAATGGACTGGGAAAGTGTGCCGGTAATAAAAGGCACATCGAAAGTGGCAGGGTTAATACATGATTACCTTTGCCGCATAGATTCTGATCCGGTGGTTACTAAGAAGATTGCTGCAGATGTATATAAAGAATTTCTAATATACCGAGGGGCTTCATGGTGGAGATGGAGAGCAAAATACTGGGCGGTTCGTGTAGCCCCTCGGTATTTTCATAAACTTACAGTTTTATAAACGCTTTTTAAAATAAGAACAAGTGGCAGGTATCTTCGGATACTTGCCCTTATCATTCGGAATCTCAGACTTCCTGCTTTTCTGGTAGCAGATACACGACTCACGGCATTGTTCACTAATCAACGGACAGAACCATTTAGGTCTCTCTATTTTCCTCGGCATAAGTATTCTCCATTCCATGGTAGATTTCTTCTACCATGAGGGCTTCTAATAAAATTAAATAGTTAATAGCATCACCGATCTTCTCGTCAACGAGGTGTGACGTCACACGGTGGGTTCCATTTTTCAAATCTATCACACTGACAAGATGCTTCTTGAACATACCCCACAAGGACTGGCTCGGAGTCTCATCATCAATTCTTGCAGCGACCTTAAAGTTGTGCAGCCGGTCTTGGTCTGATGCGTACTCTCCTCCTTTGCTACGAAGCACTTTCCGTATCCTGTCAATCCTTCTTTCCACTAACTGATTGAATCTTTTGTTTCGCAATATGTTTCTCTCCTTGTCTAATAGTACGTTCTAGTTTAGATAGTTCCGCTCTAAGTTTACGCCATCGAGCAGGACTTACTCCTCGCCTTTGTCTTGGGTCTGGTTCGGCTTCCACATTACCTCCTCTATAGTTAGGTTCATATTTTAAATGGTTATTACGGTTACGTAAAATATCTTTACATTTTAAACACAACAGACGGGGAAGCACATTACCTCCCGACCAAAAATATTGATGCTTAGCATCTGCTATTACTAACTTATGATGTTTCCCGCAGCGAGGACACTTCGCCGCAATCTTCTTCATGCGAGCAATTCCTTTGCTGGAATTTTTCTTATCTTTACTTTGGCTTTATTAATTACATTAATCCTTAGCACATTCAAATGCTGCAAGTAATCCGCCTTTAGTATTGACTGTAATACGTTGGGTTTTCATAGTTGTAATCCCCGCTCTCTCATAGCTTGTTTAAGAGCTACATCAGTTTCAAATTTCTGTTTCAGTCTCCATGCCACATCTTCATCAATCGAGTTCTCAAAACAAACGGCGTGTGACATCACACCCCGCGTCTGTCCTTGCCGATACAATCGCCGTATCAGTTGGTAGTATTGTTCATACGACCAGGGTAGAGCAAGCCACAAAAGGATATGCCCACCGGCCTGCATATTTAAACTATACTGTACTGACCCAGGATGTACCAATAGTAATGGTAGCTTACCCTGATCCCACTGACGCAATAACTTTGCTGCATCAGTAGAGCTAGTACGCCCTGCTATTATAGGTACTTGTCTTTTTAATAGGTTACATATAACTTCGTATTCAAATTGAAATTGGATAGCACACAAAATAGATTGACCAGCAGATTGTTGCAACATTGCCTGTAGATACTGGGCTTTTGCGGGACTTTTAAGGAGTCGTTGGCCGTTATCCGTATAGATTCCGCCTTGAAGAAGTTGGCGGAGTTTAAGTCCTGCCGTAGCCTGAGAATTGGCAACTACTACATCACCGTCTTTGAACTCTACAATATATTCCGTATCCATCTTATCATATAGCTTCCGGATACTCTTAGGCATAGGAATACGTATCGTGTTCTGCTGCAGCGGGGGCATATTGAGATGGTCTTCCGCATTAAGTTGAAACGTAATATCCGCTATCTTACTATATATCTTTTCTTCTGATCCAGGAAGTATATTAGTTTGAAATAAAGGTGCTCCTGTATAGTTGAAGTACCTACCTCGGAAATCATAGTAACTTGGAGTTAAGCGTTTACCTTTATCAAGTAAGTAATACTGCGCCCACAACTCTATCAAACTATTAGGTACAGGTGTTGCAGATAGAGCTAACCTATAGCCACTATAGATAGGCATCATCTGAGCTAACATTTCAAACCTGGGCAGCATACCAGTTTTAGTTTCTTTGGTACGGTACTTAATCATAGAGGATTCATCGAATACTACTAAGAACTTGCGGAGTTTGAATCCGCCCTTATTGCAAGTATCCATAAACCATTTAAGACCTTCATAATTTAGGAGTGTGACGTCACACCCCGCTGCCTGTCTTGCATAGTAGTTCTTATTGTTACCATGCAAGACAGTGTAGCGTAGTCGAGGTGTCCACTTAGCTATCTCATTAGGCCAAGTATAAGTAACAGCAAGTTTCGGGCCGAGTATAAACGCCGGTATGCCAAGCCGTTCTATAACTTTTAAAGCTATAGCCGTCTTACCTAAGCCCGCATCCAACATATGGTAAATAGCCCCATACTTGACTGTTAAATCTACTGCCCTATTTTGGTAGTCGTGGAGTTCGAGTGTCACATCGCTATCCTTAACTCATGCAGCTTAGATTTCAAAGCCGCTACAGTTTCCTTGTCCTGTTCTTCTTGAACTTCTCTCTTTGCCCGATCTACTAATGATTCACTTTTCATTGGTGTAACCATGTCCACTACCTCCTTATTAAACGTTATTTAAATGCAGCACCACTTGCTGCATCAGTCGTCGCCCCGCTGATGCGGAACAATAAAGTATTCCGATCCGTTATATTTAAAACTCCCTTTATTAACCTGTACTCTGGGAGTTTTAAGCATCACATTCTTCCGATCTGTTTTCGTATACACACTACACATTCTAGCCAACGATCTCTTTAAAGCTATCTGTTCTGTTTGATTAGGTATGTGTCCTATCTCAGGAGCTACCATCTTCTTTATCATTCCGAAAGTTTTACAGTACGTACTAGTCCTGGGATTAGTCTGACCTTTAGGCAAAGTGCCGAGCCTTATACAGTTCTGCATATCCCACCGGAACATTTCGCTCAAGATAAATACCATGCCCGTCTTGTTAGTTATCCGCTGATGTAACATAGTTTGGTAGCCGAGCTGAGTCTCCGTCAACAACCACGGTGGGTTGTCACTAGGCGCAGCGGTGATCTCGTCTCGTAAATCATTTACTATTCTATGCCAACACACTTTGTTAAGTTTATCTGTATCTACCCACGCCACAGGGATATGGTAGATTCGTCTCGATCCTGTGTCTGATAGATTGAATTCTCTTTTATTAGAAGTCGCACCATACATAGCCATAGGAGTTACTACAGATGCTATGACCTCATACTTATCTATAAATTTCTGCGGAGTATTATCTATAATCTTTTTAAAATTTGATTCTGAATCTCTAGTTAGATACTGCTCTATTTCATCCCATGCTATTAGTAAATTCTCTGATGATAGCTTTACTATATCTCTCATTGATCCTTCTGATGCAAACCCATGAGTAGTAAAAGCTATGTATTCTTCTCGCATAAATTGGGGGAGCATGAATCTAAAATGAGAAGTCTTCCGTATTTGTTCCGCACCTGTTAGTAATAGCACACAGTTATTCATATGGTGGCTACCCTTAAAGAATACATTACGCACCATACCCATGAGCCAAGATTTATAATAAGTATAATATAAATCATACTCCCTATCTTTATTCGTAGTCATGTAATCTATCTTTAAAGCAGAGAACATATATTCTACAGTTGAGATAGGATGGTAGGTTGCGTTCTCTTGAATACGTTCGGGAAGTTCTGTGAAGGGGGTGTTAAAATATTCTCGTATAACATCTAACTCTCTTGACACTTGATATATTAAGTTACGCACGAATTGTGCTACTTGCGTCTGACTAAGACTAACAAAGCCCTTATCCTGTGATAAGATATGGAAGGCGGAAGTTAAGGTTTTCTCACTAAACACACCATGATATATGTCAAGATACTTTTGGCTACCAAAGAAAGTAAAATACTGTTCGGCAATATCTTCATCAGCCGTAACATAAAACTTAACTGGACTATGAATATCTTTGTATACAGTTATCTGATAAAAATCTACGAGAGCTAAGAAGTTTACATACTCTGTATTAAGAGGCATAGGTTTACGAAACCCATTAGCTTTTTGCTTTTTCGTTAACGCTTTAACTTTAGGCCAACGTATGACGTTAGCATATGCAAGACCGAATAGAGTACGATAGCTAACACGATCTCGGGAACCCTCGAAGGACTCCCATTTATCTATGACAGCTTGCTCTCCAGTATAGCTTTCAGCGTCTGTCTCCGACCACTTAATCGCTTCTTCTAAGCAGCTAACTTCTTTATTTATATAGGTAGCATAGTCATGCAAAGCCATGAGAACTTTAAGCCAAAAAGTATAATGTGAGTATTCTTCTTGGAAAATATTCTTATAGGCTCGACGTATGCGTGGATTCTGATCTAATGTTATAGTATGTAATGCTGTGAATACATCTTTAAGTGATGGAGCACGGCCAGGTGTGACGTCACGCACCGTTACTTCGTCTCTCTTTCGTAACTTAAACGCCGTTTCTAATACTTCAAGAGTCACTACTCCTATAGTACCAGAACTGTAAGAGGTTGTGTTGCCAGTGATAGTCATCCAGGGAGGGCCGATATTTATCTGAGCTTCTCTTGAACCTACCATCTCATCGTTTGTATAGAAGGTATTACCTCGGAGCTTAGCCTTATCTGCCGCATCCTCTAGTTTTAAAACAAACCGAATACCTTTCCCACTGGGAGACACCTCACTATACGCACCATGATTCTGTAGCAAGTCTGCCAATCCCAATGGTAGGGTACTGAGGTCTTCCGGATTTTCTATATGATCTACGTCACCAAGTATATAACCGTCATTAACTGTCGTATAGAAACCTAATAAGAAATTATCTTCCTTCTTGTCCCAGGCTTCGGACATAGACATACTACCATCAGTAGTATAGTGACTATGCTTAGGACGCTTTAGTTCTTCTTTAGAATGTGAGTATGACCATTGTTTACATAGAGCCAATTCTTTAGGTACTGCATCATAATCATTCACTAATGTCTCCGTTAGGGTTAGGGTGTGATGTCCCACCGTATAGCTTTAAACTCGGGATGGCGTAAACCGCCTTTATCTGTATACTCCATAAACTTTACCGTTGCTTTTCTACCAATTATTTGGGCGGGTCTTGCCCACCACATGACTCGCTGATCATCAGAGAATCCGCCGCCTACCTTCTGGGTGCGACGACCCACCCTGATAACAACACCCCCTAAAGCTCCGGTGTATTTACCTTCGCCTTCAAACACATTAAGAATCTTAAACTCCGCATCTTCATTAGGTTTAATACGCATCCATGCCCAACTACGTTTGCGCTCATACAAACTGTAAGCATCTTTTATAACTATACCTTCGAACCCTAACTGCCGAGCGTTCTTATAAAAAACATCAAGAGCTTTATAGTCTGAATTTAATGCATGAGGTACTCGCTTAATACAGTTAGTAACAGGAAGCATAGCTAAAGAAGAAAGCCGCCGATTCAATGGTTGCCTACCCAAAGAAATATTATCGAACACATGGTAGACCACATTAGGTTTAGCTTTAGCATGACTACGAATCAATCCAGAACCCGTATCAAAATCTACTCCTGGGACTTTTAGTTCACCATCGTATTCTACCATTGGGTTTAGAAGTGACGTTATGTGTGTCACTCCGAGAACCTCTTTACCATTGCGGAAATGTAATTTACCCTTACGAAACGTAGCCCTAATACCGTCTATCTTTGGACTAATGAAAAAGCTTTCACTTAATTTATCTATCTGATAATCAAATGGTTTCATCACACTATGATCCGGCAATAGGTTTGGGATAGCTTTATTAATAGACTTCATGTTTATCCCGCAGCTAAGGTTCTTCTTCAATATCCGCACAAACACATACGCCGCCTGTGGTGTCAGGCTTTGGATATAGTGGAAGACGTACCGCTTACCCGCCAACCCTGTTATAGTACGCTTAGATAGTTGGGTAAGTATAGACCATGTCTTACGGTCTATCGTAGCGTTACTTTTACTCTTAAGATTTGTCGGCACATTCCGAATATGGTAGCGGAGGAAAGGATTGTAAGCATAGAATAGCATAAGAGATAATGCTTCTATGTTCTTATACTTTAAAAGAATTTTATGTTTCCCAATACGGGAGGACTCTCGCTCTAGTTCTTTGAGAATTGTATATAAGACTTGCCCTGTGTCTGTCATAATATCTCCTTCTCTGTTAACCGCAAGGGACATTGCCGCCGGACACACTGCTGTGTGACGTCACACCCCGAAGCGTTTCGTTTCGTTACTTCCTTCTTAACCCAAGTAATAAACGCATCTACTTTAGGACGTGAGTCTATGTAGGTAGCTTGGATAGAGAGATTCTGGAATTTCTTTAACCAGTAAATTTGGTTAGCCCTCGGCTTTTTGCCTGGAGCTTTACACTCTATCATTACTACTAACCCACGTTTGAAAAAGCAACCACGATCCGGCAATCCCCGCACATTGTGCGGATTCATTTTAATACATTCGCCGCCTATAGCTTTAACCTGTTTAACTAAATAGTTCTCTATGACGCTTTCCCGCACGACTATTACCTCCGTATACTGGATAACTATTCTCATCCCTCATTCGTTGGACTCGTTCCCATTCACCTTCCTCCGGCAATTCCCAAGGAGCTTTGCGGCGGTAGGGTAGTCCAGTTACTGTCGGTTCATGCTTCAATATCGTCAATCTCTGTCCCTTCGGTGTTATCATCGTCATCGTCTTTACCTCCTAAAATTTCATAAACTTCTGCCAAAGTACGTAATACTTCTGGAATTGTTTTACCATCCTGATCTGCCATTAAGGTAGCAACCTCATAGATATGGTCTACCAAAACTTTTGTCGGAAACTTCGGCCAATCTTTTTTCTCTAGCTTCTGACCGATAATTGGAATGTCGTTTTGTCCTATAATATGTACCATTATTTCCTGTACCTTTCACCGACCCAGCCATCAGCATACAAGGGCATATCCTTTAGCCACGGCTCACGTCGACACATTAGTTCTATCATTTTCTCCAGCGATCCTTTACCTTTAGGCAACATACAAATAATCTCATCATGAACTGACATGATAGGATTGTAGCCTGCATACTCCAGTTGAGTAATGCCGTAATTCATTACATCACGACCCAGCCCTTGAATTATATTTTCTATAATACGATTAGGCGGGAACCACAGCTTTGTCCATTGCTTAGTCTTAGTGTTAAGACCGAGGTGTGATATCACATCCCCATATTTTCCTTGATCTACTTTTGGTTTACAATAAAAGATACTACGCCCAGAGTTTATAGTCATACGTAGCCACCGTACTCCGCTACGATCTTTAACCATACGGAAAGTAGTTCCTTTATACTCTTGCGTACTACCTGGGTAACGTACTGCTTTTATTGTACACGATTTCAAAATATTCCAAGAATTTACTACCATAGGGTTCCGACTGCGCCAGTTGTCGATAGAATATTTAGCATCTGCATGACTAAGAGATACTCCAAATCCTGCGGCATAGTCTATCAAAGCATCCGGCCCCATAACATAGCCTGCTCCAAGAACAACTGGCTTTTCTTCGGTGCGTTCCTGACCTGTTATATCATCATAGGATTTACCCAGTCGTGTTGCAGCGGAGGTTTTATAAGGACAGATATGATTACGAAACCGCTCGACTGCATCCGTCTCACCCGCCCACCACATGAGGAGTATATGTTCTATCGAACTATAATCTGCCGCTAATAATTCATAGCCTTTGGGAGCACGAATCATCGGACGGATCAAACCCTTCGCTACTTCTAAGGGTTGTTCCTTCAAGATGGTAGTGTCATAAAACTTAGCAATCGCACTATTCGGGTCTTTGACTTTTGCTCTGGGGAGGTTCTGAGCTTGAAACCCCATACCTGCGAAGCGACCAGGCCCGGCACCCCAGTAACGAAGATTGTCATAGATATAACCTCGATGTACCATTCGCCGTAACGCTTTGTATTTCTTGATCGCCGCACCGCTTAGCTCCTTCCGCAATTTTAACACCTTGCGAACTTTAGGGGGTGTGTCGTCACACTCCAAGACTTCCGCCACTGTAGCTTTTTGTAAATTATCAAGCGGCACACCGTGAGTACTGCAGAATTTTATGATTGCCTGTATCTGACCAGGTGTGTTGACTGCACCGTCAGTAAGGGTAGGCATAACTTTGCTGCGGGTCTTGAGATAGTAATCAATGACTTCCGAGATACGAGTAACTGCCGCAGTATCTATCGGTAAGCCCCGCATATTCATACGAACAGTTTGCTCCCATACTGCACGTTCGCTTGATGATAACTCACTTGATGGTAGAGCATGAAGCATCATATATAATACATCAGTATCTCTGATACAATACTGTGCAAACTCTACCATTTCTCTTTTCGTAGCAGTGACTTGATCTTTCGGCACACAAATCTTACGCATCAATGCCTTACCTCTAATATCTTTTCCGAGGGGTAAACGCAAAGCGGGCGCAGCCCTACCCAATGCTTGAGGGTAAGAGTAACGCCCGCATAATGCCATAACATCTGTAATCTGTGACAAAATCTGTTTGCCGAAACCGTATCGAGTACCAAGTATATTCGTTACCGCCCAATCAAACTGAGCATTGAACGCATAGAAATGGTAGCCCTCCGGCTTAGCAAAACATTCTGGAACTGGTAGCCCAGGTTGCCACAGCTTAGTCTTTGCAGCACCTATCTTATAGGATAGATATACTATATCAGCATCCTTATCATGCAAGTGCCGCATCTTTCCATGCTGTGTGATGTCACACCCCGACCTTGTTTCGTAATCGTGTACGACGGGGATCATTAGACCGGCGACTCCTCTAGATCAAACATATTCTCGTCACTTGGTACTTCTGGAAGTGCGGTAGGCTTTTCTACTTCATCTGGATTTACCCACTCTTTAACTGTAGCATGAAAAGTAGTACGCTTTCTCTTTCCATCACACTCCATATAACCAGATTTTTCTTTTGTCTTACTTATTTCATCTTCAATTATAATAGAAGCATCACGAAAACTAACTACATCTGTAAAAATAGCTCTTTGTTTGGTATCTGATTCATAGAATCTAAGGGCCAACGGCATTTTTAAATGCGCTTTAGGAGAATTATAATTACCTTTAGCTGCTGGCCCAAATGTTACTTTCCAATCTGCTGGCACTGTAATTCTACTACGAGTTCCATTTTCTCTTGTAAGAATATAAGTTTTTTCTTTCATTTTCTTTTTTCCTTTTTAATTACCTTATTAATATCTATCCGAAGCAATGCAGTTAAACTATTGCGTAGTTTTTCTAACGCTTCCGGCCCTTTCTCCCCTTCTTCAAGAACCACCCGCGCACCATAATCAAGTCTTGCACTTTCATAATTGGGCAACTGTTTAGTCGCACCTACCCGAACTTCTATTTCCACTACCTTTGCCATATCTATTCCTTTTTAAGTAGTATTATTAAACCAACGATACTAATTATAATTATAATAATTAAGGCCATCACCCATATAGGGGCTAGTACCCACCCCCACCCCCAGTCTATAGTTTTAGTAAGTTTTAGCACAATAAAAACTATAGTTAATAACCCTATAAAACCTATCCCTCCACTAGACGATACTTGTTTAGCCATACTGTCCTCCAATAGTTATAGCGGAGTGTGATAACACACCCCGCTACATAGGTTTACATAAAGTCGCCAGTTTCCTCAGTTAGTTCGCCTTCATCAGCAAACTTAGAGAAAGCACTACCCGCATCCGGCCTACCGTCAAGGCGAGCACCGTCTTTGAGTTTCAGGAAACCATTAAGTCCGGCTGCAATCCCACGATTACCCTTGGTATTATAAGGATACACGTTAAGCAAGAGCCGACCATGACAGCCACTATAAAACTCAGACTCGTCCTCGATAGGTACTACTTCACCATCAACAGCTTTCATAATATCAGGCCGTGTTTGGGTAGTAGTAGCGTTAAAGAAAAGGACTCCTTTGTAGATGTCACCTTCTTTCTTACCGACTTTAAGTTCTTTGTCACCATCCCGCAGAGGTTTCTTGAGGGAGGGATAGGACTTGGCATTGAACATTCCACGTTTAACACCAAGCAGAAACGCCGCCTTACAAGCCGCTTCGAATTTCTTTATGAAATTTTTGGCGGTTTTTGGAAACAAGAACATGGTAGAATAGATCGGAATTGGTTCACCCGTTTCTTTATCTACTTTGTTCTCATCGAAGCGAGGCTTCCATGCAGTAATGTAACTGAATGTTCCTGGGCAACTGACTAATGTGGTTTGTGATTGTTTCTCTGACATACTGTTTTCTCCTTACTAAGTGGTTAACAGTGTGTTGTCACACCTGGGTTAAGCTAACTGGTTGACCGCGTGACTCCTGCCATTACAGATTCCGCTTACCGCTATTGCGGTGAGATAATTCAAGCGCCTTCTACTATACCTCTAATACTACACAATCGTGCTTGGCCGAGACAACTTCTCGTTGGTAATGCTCAAGTCCTCCAACCTGCTTACTAATGCCGTTTCGTGCCCTACTAAGGCGGTTTCATCAGGGGTACAGAAGCCACTCGGTCAACCAGTTAGCTATAAGTTAATTGGTTATATGTTTCTGAAAAGCAGACGCAGCTCCATACTGTAAGGCCTTCCGTTTATCGGAGCCTTTAACAAGTATCGGTTTACCACTACGCTTTTCCCAAAGCTCCTTGAAATATACATCCTTCTTCAAGCTACGATCTGCTTTCTCTGCTTGAGCTACGGATAATAGTTTTCTTGGAGCATACGCTTTGTCCTTTAAATGTTTTTTCAAAAATGTCTCGGCTTCTACGGCATCGATAAAGTTTCTACTGCCTCTACCCGATACCATTTTATAATCTCCGAACTTGCCCCCATCTTTTATAGTTTTCTCTGCAAACATACGCACATCTTTGATAGCCTGTCCGATAGCATCTGCTTTATCAAGCAACTCAATATACCTATCCATAGTAATATTCTGCGGACTGGCTGCAGCTACTGTGATATCAAGCTGAATCTTCTGCAGGTACTTCTGCCTTGGCTGGCAACCCTTGTATCCCTGAGCTAAATTAGGTAAACGTGCATTACAAAAACGACACGCTTCCAGACTTGGGTTATAAGGAGGATTAGCTTCACGAGCTTTACGCACTATACTCCATACCTTATCTACCATAAGTTCTTCGAGATACTGGGGTGTGACAACCCACTCGTCAAAATGATTCAACGGTGCTTGAGCTATCCAGATATGAACTTCTTCGATATCATCAGAAGGTAGCAATCCCGCCGCATAAGCAGCGGCTTGAAGGTTATCCTTAGCATATACCTGAACACCGCTACCAAATTTCCAATCGACAACATCTAATCTACCATAAGAGTGTGCCACGTAATCCGCCGTACCTTCTACCTCTGGCACATCATATGCAGCGAGAGAAGAATCTATCTCCAGAAATATCTTCGGAGCTTTATGATGAGCAAGAATCTTCTCATCTATAAACTCAAGATTATCCAGAACTAGTGGTAGACGTTCTTCGGATACGTCCTTTAGAATTTCTTCGGTATCTAAATCAGGATTGCAGACTTGCTCCATAATAAAATGAAGAGCCGTACCTTCGATAGCCCACTTAGAGGGCGTGTCTTTGGGTGCAGCTAATGTTTCGCCTGCTTTGGCGGGGCATAGAGCTATGCTGGGCAAGGAGCTTGGGCCGAACAAGTTATGTCCGGTGTCCTCGAAATGTTTTTGCAGTTGTAGTTCTGTAATCATACGACTTCTCCTTAGTTGATGGCAGGGTGGGATGTCCCACCCGCACATGGTAGGGTTAGCCGTTAGTTACGGAGTTGAAAACCTCGATCAGGGTTTCTTTGCCGGAACGGGCAAGAGTAAGTTGAGCGATAGCGGCCAAGGCATTAATGCTTGCCGCATCAAAGACCGTATCTTCGCCAACTTCTTCCAACCTCTCACCAAGTTCAGCGACACCAGCAACAAGATGCTGGACAGTCTGAACGTAGGTAGAAACGATATGGCCGACAGGTACAACAGTGTCGTCATCCATCTCACCCATCTCAAACATATTTGGAACAGCAATCTCATCGTCCGCATCTGCGATGGTCTTCTCAAGTTCGCTACCGTCAACAGGTTCCAGCTCATCTTCATCGTCTTTGCCTGCGGCTTTGCGATCCAGAGATTTGGTTACAGATTCAATTACACGTTTCAGCAGTTCTTCAAGATCATGGTAGTCAGAGAATCCCTCTTTGTCCCGCAGTTCTTCGATGGCAGCGAGGTTAAATTCCAGGTCTTTGTCGTCAATATAGACCATACCTTTAGTGGCTTTCACTATATCAAAAGCAGTCTTGACGTTACCGGATTTAAGGAAGGATGCAGGGTTGATACCTTCATTAACGAGTAAGGATTTGGCTTTCCGCAACTGTGATACAGTCACTTTCTGCCACCCTTTGGCATCCACTTTGCACCTATCAACGATCTCCGCAATGGCATCATCTTTAAAGAATTGAGGCCAGTCAGGAGCTACCATTTCTTTCTTGGCATTTCCATGCAGAATGAAATCCGCAATGCCGCCGATGCTCTCAAGCAAACCGATGGAAGGTACATCAATGACATCTTCCTGCAGAAAACATCCGTTCGCAATGTGCGAAAGAACTGCGAAAGAATACCGGATATCTGTTTCGCTCCAGGTTTCACCGAGAAATTTCTTTACGGCTTTAAAACCTACACCGTTTTCTCTGGCATTTTCAAATCCCTGCTTATTGGAATACAAGGCACCTTTGTCTTTCTTGTAGGCGGAAAAGTTCTTGTAGCCTGCAAGAGTTTCTTCCAGAGACGCTTTTACTTGACGTACAGTCTCCAGTTTAACGGCGATCTGATTCATGGAAGAATCCTTGTTCTCATTCGCCATCATTTTCAACATGTTTTCATCGGATACCCACTTCACGGGTAGATCAACATCATCCCAGCCCAAGTCTTCAAGTGCAGCAAGTCTGTGGTGTCCATAGCAAAGCTCAAATACTTCCCGGGCAAAGTCATGGTCACTATTGAAAAGTGCTGTCAATTCTGCAGCGGACGCTATGGGTGTGCCGTCACACAGCGTATTGTTCTCCAACCGTACTACAAGGTTATCCCAGAAATCTGTATCCTTGATGGATTCCTTCAAAGAATCTACAACGATTCCATTAATAGGAAACAAATTGAGGTCACGATAAGGGTTGGCTTTGAGTTGTCCGAGTCCGATAGTAAGATTTGTACTCATAATAAATTACTCCTTTAAATAAAAGTTCGTTCGCACTATGCGAGTTAAATTGTCGGGGTGTGTTGTCACACCACGAAGGATCATTTAGAAAGGTTGATCTGCCTGCTCAACCTTTTATAAGATGTGTATTTTTCCACTTTATCTACCTATATTATACCACATATAAAGGTAAATGTCAAGTCTTTTCTGCTCTGAATCTACTTATTTCTCAGCAGGTTCTGGAAAGTTTACCCACCATCTACCATGTGAATCTATCCACTTGATCCAATCCTGGTCGTTCCACTTCCCTGTAGAAACTGGCGGCGGGTCACATGAATACTTCTTTCGTTTGAACAATGCTTGTTTGTATTCTGCTGTTACAAACTCTTTATGTACTGGTTTTACAGTCATAGTTCTACTCCTTCTCTAATTGATTAAGAATCTCTTTCACTTTTCGGATAAGATAGTGACTACTATATCCAACATGACACGGGCAAAGAACCCGCCCTATAATTCGGGGGAACAATTTTCTACAATAGTTGCAGTCCCATCCTGGGCATACATTAGAACGCCCGATTTGTTTCAAATCTTCATAAATCTGCTTTAATTTTATGTCGATCATACTCCCTCCTTCGTTCGCATAGTGCGAACTAATAATCGTTTTCACTTAATATATCTACATTGCCAGCTATCCCATTCATTCGGCAGGTATGATACTTTAACTACTCCGCCACATTCTGTACACTGAATTTCCTCAGTTACTTTATCCTCTGGATCACGATAATAAGTCACTCCGCACCTCCTGTTCTACCATGTTTTACCTGGGGCAATTTTGCCTTTCAGCTTCGGGTTTACTCCTATAACTTTGCAGCCACGAGCTTCGATATGTTGGATCAACTCATAGTGGTGTGACAACACACCCCGCATCCGCCACACCTCTTGCTGCAGCAAGTACAGATGTACAGCCATACTTAGCACCAAGGCCACTAGACAAGCTAAACCTAATCGCCGCATCTGTCATTCCTCCTACCATTAAAGTATATAAACTGAGTGCCGACTACGATATACGGCAGGGAGTCGCCACGCCTACGCCACACATGGTAGATTACATCCGACTTATTGCCTATGTCTATAGATAAATCATCTTTAGTCAAATAACGGAAATCGCCGTTACATACTGCCACTAATACCCTACATTCTTTAGGGCTGAAATCATAAGTTTCCATTTATTCTCCTTCTTTTCTTATTCGGTCTACTACGACTTCTACTTTTTCTAAATAGTTTACAGGGAAAATCCAACCCATTTCACGGTCAATAAATTCTTTAACCGAAGGGAAATCGCCGGATTCTTCTGGGTCGTGAATACCCATAGTTTTTGTAATAAGTTCATCCGGAATCTCAATAGTTAGAGATACTTTAAAAATTGCCATCTGTCCCCCTTTCTGTTCACACTATGCGATCTAAACGATGTACATAACCTTTTCGGTTTTGCGTTTATAGCGTATACCAACACGACTTCCAGGTTCCCAATCACGGATACTGTGTAACTGTACCGGCATCATGATATCTGGACTATGGTAGTAAAACTCCTTGCCTTCGCTAAACGCTTTGATTGCTTCTTCTGCTGTGTTGTAATCCCTAAATGCAGGAGTTACTGTTCCTCTTGTTAGTTCACCCATAATAATAATCCTCCTAAAGTTAATAATGAACCTACTACAATTATTGCGTATGCAATCAATAATTCTTTCATGTTGTCTACCTCCTTTAGTGCTTGATTGGGTCGCCTTTACAAAACCGTTGACTGCTAACACTTTTCGTATGTAGTTAAGCAGTTGATATTGTTGGGGATATTGTCAAAGTTATACAAAAATACCATAACCTGAGTAAACTATACGATATACGTGTTTTTCAAATGCTAACCTTTTGAGAGTTTTTAAAAGCTATGGTATTTATGTATAATATTGGTATTATATCTAACGATTACAGACAGTTAAGCCCTTACGAAAAGTAATAGCCTGTTACGATTTGCGTAAAGGCTATTGAATCGCTCAGGATGGGACACGCCCTACCAATGGTAGGAAAGTACACGATTGTCTACTTCCTTTTAGGTTATACCATGTCGTCAATACAGCCTTTTAACTCTTCACATATCTCAGTTTGGGTATAGTGGTAACTGAACCATAGCAACCTGGTCGTTACGTTACGCTTGTAGCTCGGTCGCCATCTATTAACCACTACTCTGCCACCATGTTTCTTTTGATGACTTAACGCTTCATCAATAGTTTTAAATTCGATTCTTGTTTTCGGCATTCTCCGCACCTCCTGTTCTACCATGTTTAGGGTGGGATGTCCCACCCTGTCCGCTACTACGCTTGCTGCGATTTTATTTTTTATTTAAAAGATAGTGTAAAGATAAAATTTGTTCAAAGGTTAATTGATTCGCAATGCCTTTAAATACCTTGATAGTATCTTTCGATAAATCATATAAGTATTTTGGGCTATCATCTAACCATTGGTTAATCATTAAACAAAAAGTCATTTTATTTTATCCTTTTAATTTTGATTCGCATAATGCGAATCAAAATTAAAAGGATAAAATTAGGGATTGCATCTTATACAATGCCAAAAGGCTTTTTACTTTGCAGTAAAAAGCCTTTTGGCATTGTTATCAGGGCGGGATGTTCCGCCCTGATATTGTGGTTAGTGTTTAGCTTGCCCTTTGAGTATCTGCATCCAAGTCTGGTATCAATTCGCTTATTCCCATCGCAAATAATTTGATTTGCATCAAATCATTGCTTGTTAATTCATCATCTTTAATGGCTGTTTCAAGACTTTTCCTTGCTGATTTAAGACCGTTCACGATTGTTGTAAAGGCATTTGAATTGGTATTATCATTTTCTGGTGTATTTTCGGCGTTTTCTGGTGTTTCATCAGATACGCTGTTTTCATCGGCAAGATATTTACCATAAGCCTTGACAATGCTTCTTGGTGATACCATGAATCTGGATGTTTTGTTATACCATTTATAAACCGCTGAAAAGTCATAGCTTGCCAGTTGTGAGCTTGCTGCTCTTTCATCCTTCTTAATCTCAAAGCCGATCATATCATTGAATACGCTTACTTGTTCAGTACGCTTGACAGTACTGCAAAGCTTGATACGATTGTATATAGAACCAATAGCAGACCATCTTTGTAGGGCATGATTACCGGATTGATACCTGTCTTTAATAAGGTATTCTGTTAGGGGCGCAATTTCAGCCTTGCTGATTTTCATCTCATTCATTGCGTTTTTGGTTAATTTTTCCATGTCGTAAACTCCTTTATAATAAGGTAAAAAATAATTCCCAATCGCACTATGCGATTCGGTTATGTGATTATATACTGTAGCATAACCCATGCCAAGGCTCGACAAGCAAGTATTGTGCCAGGCTTGAAAACCCGCGTCAATAGGGGCTTTCAGAGTTTTGTAAAACTTTTGTCACCGAATGGTCAAACCATCAGACCATTTATAAAAGTTTACATAATCTTACGAAATCGTAAAAAAGTTCAAAATATTGAACTATTATTGTAAACTTTTAAGGTTTATTCATTGATTTCAGTAGGTTATGCAGTTCAAAATATTGAACTATTATTGTAAACTTTTAAGGTTTATTCATTGATTTCAGTAGGTTATGCAGTTCAAAATATTGAACTAAGTGTGTTGACGCATTGCTGGAAAAACTTTTCGCTCTCATAGTGCGATTGGGGGAGGTACGCCCGAACTGATTTCCACCCCGAGCGCCAGCCCATCCTAAACCTTCTCACAGGAAAATTTCAAAAACGGAGGTGTGACGTCACACCCCTCTACGAGAAACCTACTACTAAAATACCGTTTAAGATAACTGCTGATTTAATGCAGAAAAGACTTGACAAACACTGGATTTTATGGTATAATATAGGTAGAAAATGAAGAGATGTTCTGGCTTCGTGCCAGACGGACTTGCCCGAGTCCACTGCCAGTCAGGGTGGGATGTCCCACCCTGACAAACCTTCCCTGTATCGGGAAGGCATATTAGCTGCGGGCACACGCTAATTATGGTAGATGAGTAGAACAGGAGACGAACACGATGACAGATTGGCGATCTATCAGAATGCATTATGAAGTCCTCGGGGAGAACATCAAGGACTTATCGGAACGTTACCATGTGTCTCCGGCACTGATTAATGCAGCAGTTGCTAAAGAGGGCTGGGTGCGACATCCCATAGCGAACACCGTTCGCACATGGCCAAGGAGCGAGGACACTTCCGAAGAGGTTATGTCTGATGTACGCACCAAGGCCGGTATACTTGACACGTTACGAGCAACCGAGCTTGGGCCTACATTTCTGACAACAGAAACTCTGCTGCTTAATAAAATATCTAACATCATTGAAGCCATAGACGTTGAAGCTGAGGACGCGGCCAAACAGTTAAAGTTGCTGGTCGAAAGTCTTCGTGAGCTGAAACCTATCGCCAAGCCTGTCGAGGAAACCCCCGGCGGCAGCGGCCTTCAAGTTAACATACTTAACCATTTCGGCGATTCCGTTCCGGCCGTGGGGTGTGACGTCACACCCGTCATAGAACTAAAGAGGGAGCAAGCGATATGACACGTTTGCCGAAAGGTGGGTGCTGATATGACCATCTGGATCAAACAAGGCGTCTGCGGAACGCTTGTGCCGCAGGCACAAAAGGGATATGGTAGAGTAGCCCGATTATACGCGTCTCGCGGTTACGACTTATATGTAACCAGTATAAGAGATGGGAATCATACCGAAGGTTCTTTCCACTATATAGGGCGAGCTTTTGATATTCGGGCGGTTGAGGAGATATCAGTAACCGCAATTAAAACCGCCCTTGGGAAAGGATGGGATGTTATATACCATGCAGCAAGTAACCATATACATTGTGAGTATGATCCAAAATGACTGAAATAACTTTACCATACAAATTCGAACCCCGACCTTATCAATATGGCGTGCTTAATGCTATGTTGAATCCGGATTACAAGAGGGGTATTGCCGTTATCCCTCGACGTAATGGTAAAGATTTAACTATGTGGCAAGGCCTTATATGCAACGCATTTAAGAGAGTTGGTTTATATTACTATCTCGCGCCTTACTACAACCAAGTCCGGCAGATAATTTGGGAAGGGTACACCAAAGACGGTATGCGGTTTTTAGACTACATACCGAATGAACTCATCAAAGCCAAAACCAAATTAGATATGCGGATTGATCTTGTTAACGGTAGTCAGATTAAGTTGCAGGGATCAGATCAGATTGACCGTATAGTCGGCACAAACCCGATCTTCTGTGTCTTCACAGAATTTTCTCTACACAAACCTGGCTCATGGGAATACCTCCGACCCGTGCTTGCTGAGAATGGTGGTGAAGCTTGGTTTAACGGTACCCCGCGTGGCATGAATCATTTCTATGATCTCTACCGTCAAGCTCAGACCAACCATGATTGGTTTGTGGAATACTTCACAAGGGACGATACCGGCGTTCCTAGTCTTGAAGCTATCGAAGAAGACAGAAGATCGGGTATGCCGGAAGAACTCATCAAACAAGAGTATTACTGTTCTTTCATGTCCGGTTCTGTCGGAGCCTACTATGCCATGTATATGGATAAAGCTCGTGACGACAACCGTATAACCCATGTGCCGCATGATCCGCGTCTTCCTGTATATACTGCATGGGATTTAGGCGTAGCCGATTCTACAGCCATATGGTTTGCACAATTATTTCGCAATGAAATTCGTCTCATTGATTATTATGAGAGTAGCGGAGAAGGTTTGCCCCATTATATAAAGGTATTGCGCGAGAAAGAATATGTATACGAGGAGCATATCGCGCCCCATGATATGGCCGTTCGCGAGTACACTACAGGAGTCAGTCGCCAAGAGACTGCAGCCGACCTTGGTATTGACTTTACCATAGCACCCAAAATCAGTGTCGCCGAAGGCATTGAAGCAGTACGTAATATCTTGCCTCGATGTTGGTTTGATTCACATAAGACCGACCAAGGTATTCAGGCATTGACGCATTATCGGAAAAAGAAAGATGAAAAGACCGGAGCTTTCAGTAAGAGTCCAGTTCATGACTGGTCAAGTCACGGGGCTTCTGCTTTTAAAGAACTAGCAGTAATGGCGGACGAGGTATCACTAGAGCAGCAGTATACTGCTCCGAAAGTTATACGAACTATTAAACGCGGCATCGCCGCCTAGGGGTGGGACAACACACCATGGTAGATATAGCCAGAGCAGACAATAAAAGAGTTGCGTTAGAGTCCGAGCGTTCCGGAGTTGAAGTCGTTTGGGAATTAGTTGAACGATTTATGTTTCCTTTCAGAGGAGAAGGTTACGGGGGCGGGGGTAGCGAGGGTGAAGTTGAATGGCGTCGCCGAGACATCTATGACGGAACTGCCGCTATAGCTAATCAGAATCTTGCTGCTAATATGAATAGTGGTCTGACTAACTCTTTATTCCAATGGTTTTTATTAAAACTCCGAGATCAACGCCTTAACGATAACGCCGAAGTCAAGAGTTGGCTACAGCGATCAGGTAATCGAATCTTTGAAGAACTTCAAGATTCTAATTTTGAACTTAAGGCTAATGAAACTTATCTTGACCTCCCTTCGTTTGGTATCGGGGCAATGGTAGAAGAGGTTGAAGAAGATAAGGTCGGGGACTTTGATAAGTTAATATTCTCTACTGTACCGCCTGGAGAGTATGTATTTGAATTAAGTATTGACGGCGATCTTCTTAATTTCTGGCGTAAACTCCGCATGACCCTTGTACAAATGGAAGATAAGTTTGGATTGTTCGGCCTTCCGAAGAAATACCAAGAGAAGATAATGGCAGGTACTACCGATACGCCTAAGTACGATGTTATATTTCACATATTTAGGCGGAAAGGAATTGACCAAGACGAACGATTTCAAATTCTTAAACCTACTTTAAGACCTTATGGTAGAATATATTATGTAGTAGAGGGCAAAGAGCAACTTGGAGAAGAAGGAGGATATTATGAAATGCCGGTATATCTTCCTCGTTGGCGTACTACTTCTGGTTCTATTTGGGGAAACTCTCCAGCTATGCTGTGTTTGTCTAATGTTTTGTCTCTTAATGAAATGGAAGAATATATTTTAAGGCACGCAGAGAAAGCTATTGACCCGCCTACTATCGGAACTAAACGAGGAGTATTTGGAAATGTTGATGTTTCAGCAGGTGGCCATACTGTAGTACGCACCCTTAAAGACTTGACTACTCTACCAATGGGAGGGGATTTTAGAGTCGGGGAAATGAATAAGAATGATTTGCGAGACATGATTAATCGTACCTTTTTCATGGATCAATTACAGCTTAAAGAAAGTCCTGCAATGACAGCCACGGAAGTTAACGCTAGGTTCCAACTTATGCAGAGGCTTCTTGGTCCGACTCTTAATCGTTTACAAGTAGACTGGCTTGATCCTTTAGTGCAGCGTACCTTTGGTATTTTGTTTCGATATAATAAATTACCTGAACTACCGAGTATATTAGCGGATCAGGGGGCAGATTTGGATATTGAATATACAGGACCGATGGCTAAAGCTCAGCAAGAAGTTAGGGCTTCTTCAATCGAACAGTTCTTGGGTACAGTAGGAGCATTATTAGATGCATTCCCAGATATTAGGAATGTACCAAAAGCTAAGGAAATGATTTCAGAACTTGCAGAGCTACGAGGAATTTCGGTAGATAAATTAAATAGTAAGATTGAGCAGAATACTTTAGAGAAGAATCAGCAGGCTCAAATAGAACAGCAACAGCAAATTCAAAATATGGAACAGGGCGCAGGTATAGCTAAAACAGCGGCAGAAGCGGAGGAAATAAGTGGCAGAACTCAGCAGTAAAGAACAAGTCAGGCATTTAAAAGGTTGGCTTAGTACGGATGAAGGTTTAACAGCTTTGGACATTTTAAAAGAGATGTACTATAATGTTCCGAGCTATAGTGATAATTCGTTAGAGATGGCTCGAATAGGCGGGCAACGAGATTTAATAGAAGATTTAATTGATTACAGTAAAGGAGATTAACCATGGCAGATGGTGAAACCTGGGTTGAAACATACCCCGAAGCGATTCAGAAGTTAGAGGTTTTTAAAGATGTTAAAGATGAGGAGACTCTTATTAAGCGTCTTGAAGATCAACAAACTTACATTGGGCAAGCAATGAGAGTTCCTGATGAGGATGCAGGAGATGACGATTGGACAGCTTTTGACGAGAAACTACAGTCAAAAGTCCCGCATCTTATGCGTACGCCTGACCTAGATAAAGAGGATTCGGTGGTTTCTACTCTGCGGATATTAGGAGCACCGGAGGAGATAGACGGGTATGTTGCCCCTGAGCTAGAGGTAGATGAAGGTATGACTAAGAATACGGACATTGTAGATAAGTTCCGTACTGTGGCTCATACCCATAACCTGACTCAAAAGCAGTTTGAAGGAGTTATGAAAGATATCCACCAAGACGCAGTTGATTCCGAACGATTACGGATTCAAGCGTTTAAAGGAGATCGGGCAGAACTTCAAAAAACTTGGGGCGCGGTTCACGATACTAATCTAAGTGCGGTTTCCGTTTTCATGGAGAAGACAGGAGCACCGGATGCTTTAAAAAAGGTAGCTGAGTTTGGCGATGCAGCCACTTTAACTTGGTTGCACAACCTTACAAAAGCAATATCCGCAGAGAAAGCAGCAGCAGCAGGCGACCACAATGGTGAGAAACCTGGAGCTATGCAACCATCTGAGGCACAGGCTAAAATTTCCGAAATTCGGAGTAATAAGAAACATCCTTATAATAATATTCATGATCCAAATCACAAGGCGGCGAAAGCGAGAATGCGACAGCTTTACCTGTATGCTGATCCGGAGAATGCGACTAAGACTACTCATTATGGTCGAAGTGCATAGGGGTGTGACATCACATAGGGAGAAATAAAATGACAATTTCCGTTGATAATGCGTTTATAACTGAATATAAAGATCAGTTGATTTACGAAGCACAGCAAGGAGATACCCGAGTTCGTCAGTATGTGAATGAAGTATCTTCAAATGCTGAAACCTATACCCGAGACACACTGGATAAAGTGGATACTGATGGAGAGACTGGCCTGGAAACAGGGTACACAGCCGCTCTTGGTATGTATCAAAAATCTGGCAGTAGACGGGCAACTCAGTACCACGATGACACTTGGAAAAGACGTTCCAGCACCCCGAATACCTTTAACCATACCATGACCGTTGAGAATGAAGCTAAGCTGAAAATGCTTATCGATCCCCAAAATGCCTACCGTACTGCCCAAGCAATGCTGGTTCGTAGGTTCTGGGATCGGCTGGTTATTCAGGAAGCTTCTGCGGACATTACAGAAGATGGCTCTACGGTATCCTTTCCTGCTGGTCAGATTGTCGGGGACGGTTCCGCAGCAGTAACGTTTAGTTTGATTCAGCAGATTCAGCAAAAGTTCATGGAAGACGAGATCATGATGGATATGCCCAAGATTGCCTTGGTATCTCCCGTCCAGGTTCGTCAGTTAATGGCGTTAGCTGTTGCAACCAGTTCAGATTATGTTAACGCAAAAGCTCTCCAAGACCTTAACCAGTATGGTGTTGTACCTAACTGGATGGGCTTCACTTGGATTGTTTCCAACTATCTGACCGCACCTTCCGCCGGAGAAATCTATTGCATCTTTATGACAAAGATGGCAATCGACCTTATCATCAACGGCAATGTAGAAGTGATCATTGATCGTAACCCAACCTTGAGTTATATGTGGCAGGTATTTATTGAGCTGACTGCTCATGCTCTCAGAGTTGAAGACGAACAGATCGTTCTGGGGCATTTTAAAAACTCAGACTAATCTTTAACTCATAACCATTTCGTATACGGGGTGTGTTATCACACCCCGTATATCTAAAAGAGGTATAAATATGTCAAATCATCCACGAAGAACAATAACAATTACTGAGATAGCTTCGGTTCAAAAACAGGCTCGGGCAGGCGTTCCTTTATCTGTGATAGCTAAAAGAATGCACATCCGTGAAGATTGTGTCGAGAACTTCTTAACTCTTGCAGACAAGAATATTAGAAAAACTGCAGCGGTTAAACCTCCGGTTAAACCTCCGGTTAAACCTCCGGTTAAGAAAAATACTCGAGTAAAACCAGACGAGCAGGGCAGAACAGTTTTTAATAAAAAACTAAAGGCGAAATAAACCATGGCTGTTTCAGAAGTAAGTATATGCAATAGTGCCTTAGCATTATTAGCAGCAAATAGAATACTAGTGTTAGGGGATGATGATTCTATCGAATCAGTTCTTTGCGAGGACGTCTATGAAACTGCTAGGAATGAACTTCTAGAAGCAGCCGATTGGTCTTTCGCTATTGATCGAATTCAGTTAGCAGCGGCAGCAGAAACTCCCGCGTTCGGATGGGATTATAAAGTGCTACTCCCCGGAAACCATCTAAGAACTATCGCAGTTTGGGAAGATTCAGATTTAAAGAACAGGATGGAATACTTGCAGGAGGGTCAGTACCTTCTTGTAAATTCTGTTCCAGCGTATCTACGATATATCAAGGTAGTTACTGACCCGACAGAGTTTTCGGCTTTATTTATTCGAGCACTGTATACTAGTATTGCCGCTAAGTTATGTATTACACTAACCGAAGATATGAAACGTGAGACTACATTAAGTCAGCAGGTTGAGTTTTATATTGATGAAGCCGCGGCAACTGATGGATTGCAGGGATCGCAGGAAAGGTTAACCTCTAATACGTTTATAAAGGTACGATAATGGCCGCTAAATTCCAGCCTATACAGCAGTCTTTTTCAGGCGGGGCTATAAGCCCCAGAATGTATGCTCGTTCAGATGTTGAGGGCTATCAGCAATCTGTAAAGCAAGCGTCTAATTTTTTAGTATATCCTCAAGGGCCAGCAGATTTTCGAAAAGGTTTTCAGCATATAAAACGATTGGCTGGCTCAAGTACCGATGGTAGAATAATCGCCTTTAATAAGAGCAAAACTGAGGCTTATGCTATAGTAGTAACTAAAGACGAAATTCGGGTACTGTCCGCGGATTTGCTTACAGATACAGGATTAGTTTCACCCTACTCTACTGATGCCCAGGTTAAAGATATTCAGAAAGGCGAACCTCCTGGCGAAGATAAAATTATTCTTGTTACAGGCGAAGTTGCGCCGCAACACGTAACCCATGGTAGTCCTTTTACTACAGGAACGCAGGCTTTAACTAATGCTCCAACAGAATGGACAGGTGCAGTTTGGCCAAAAGTAATAGGATTTGCTGACGGTAGGTCTTGGTTCGCTAATATCGTAGGAGATGATGTGCGATATTGGGGTTCCACTTCTGGTAGTTTTTATGATTTTGATACTGGAACTGGTCTTGATGATGAAGCTATTGACCGAACGTTAGACGAGCGTGGTCAAATTCAGTGGATTGTTAAAGGTCGGGATTTAACTTTCGGAACCGAACGGGGGATATTCTTACTCACCGCGGCGGGGAGTGTCATCACACCCAGTGACATTCAAGCGGATTTGGAATCTTCCGAAGGGTCTTTGTTTATTCAAGGCGAAAAAGCGGCAAGTTCAATTCTTCATGTATCTCAGGATGGTAGGAAAATGCGGGAGTTTACATATCGTCTTGAAACTCTACGTCAGCAATGGACATCAAAAGACTTATCTTTCATAGCAGAGCATTTAACAGAAGACGGAAATAATATTAATAGAATTGCTTATTCTGCTTTACCTGATAGTATAGGGTGGGCTTCTACCGATCTTGGAAAACTCTTAGGCATTACTTATGATTTTGATTCTAAGATATTCGGTTGGCACGATCATAGCCTTGGCGATGATTCGGAAATTGTAGATATATGCAATTTGCAATATAACGGGACAAGTCAATTATGGGCGCTAGTGAATAGGAATAGCGGGTTGGAAGTAGTTCGGTTAGGCTCGCAATATCTTGATCACTATGCTACTCAGACCTCTGCCACATTAACTACTAGCATTGGGCCGTTTACTCATTTGGCAAATGAAGAAGTGACGGTATTAGTAGATGGAGCTTTTGGCGAAGTTATCACATTGGATGGCTCAGGTAACGGCACTCTTGCTCGGGGCGGTTTAGAATTTGTAGTAGGTCACGGATATACTGGAACTTTACAGAGTTTGAATACAGACAAAGGCGATCCTTCTGGTTCTGCAGCATCGCTATTTAAACGATGGAATAAACTTTTTGTTTATGTTTATAATTCTATAGTGCCAAAAATTAACGGTATACGTCCAGGAACTCGATCTCCTATTACACCTATGGATGAAGCAGAACCGCTAAGAACAGAGTTTTTACAAGTACCTACTAGAGGATTTAGTAGGGAAGGGACTGTAACCATTGTACAGGATTTACCTTTTAAAACTACAGTGTTAGCTTTAATGGGTCAGATGAAGCAGAACTGATATGATAGTCTTACCTTATACAGAAGGACTTGTTTACGAAATGGATTTTAATGATGTAGTTCCTAATACGTCTAAAAAAGTAATTGAAGACAGTATTTTAGTAGCTACTCATGCCGGAGTTATTATGGATAAGGATAAACCTATTATAGTATTTTTATCAAATGTAATAGGTTCGGTGAGTTTTGTATCGGCTTTGATGGTTAAAGGTATAGAAGATCGCGCCCTTAAAATAGTTAAGTTAATAAAACGTATCAGTAAAGAATACATGGTAAAACAGAATATTTATATATTGGCAGCGGACGATGTTACAAACAATGAGCAAGTGCGGTGGTTAAAAATTTTAGGGTTTAAGAAACATACTGATAAAGTTTACATAAAGGAGGTATGATATGCCTTGGGTAGTTCCAGTAATGGCAGTAATATCCGCAGGTGCAGCAGTACATAGTACCGTACAAGTAAAGAGGCAAGCAAAGAAGCAGGTTAGGTCAGCAGCCGCTATTGCTGAGGCTAATGCAGAAACAATTGAGTTAGAGACTGCCGAGAACCTCCGGCTTCAGGAAGAAGAAAATGCAGCCTTGTTAGCAACTGCTCGGTCTAAAGCAGCAGCTTCCGGAACAAGCGGAGTATCTGAATCCATCTTCTTAGCAGATTTAAGAAAGAAAGGTTTAGAAGAATTAGCTTGGCTCAACACTGTCGGGGCTTCTAGACAACGTGTTACAAGATTACAGGGGGCATCTGCCGTTGGGGCAGCAGAGGGCAAAGTTAACGCGGCCCAAGGTAAAGTAGTAGGTGCATTTGGCGAGTTCGCCCAAGCTACTGCAGAAGCCGCACCTTTTGTACAGGATGCGTTTAAATCTGATTTCCCTAATACTTCTCCGTTTTAACGGGGTGCGACAACACACCATGAGGATACTATGAAAATTCCAGCATTTAAAAGAGGTTCTAGACGATCTCTTGCGACTATCGATCCTTCCGTTGCGGTGTTTGATACAGGACATGGTAGTGTAGCCCAAGGATTTAGCAACTTAGCAGGAAGTTTTAGAGATATAACTGCTAATATTCAAGCTCAGAAAAAAGCGGATATAGTTGAACAGCGTCGACTCGACGCAGAAGATCGCCGAATCCGAAACGAACAAAGAGCCGCAGAAAAAGAAGCCGCTCGCGAACTTGAGGCTCTACAAAAGAGAGAAGCAGATAATGCTCAGTGGGGACAAGATGTTAATAGTTCTAGAGCCTCTGTAGATTTTAATAGTTTAGTTACTCCTGATGGAGATGTTAATTTAAGTACCTTACCACAGAGCATTAAGTTTCCAGGGGAGGAAAAGTACCGAACGCAAACAGAAGCCTTACCGGATGGTACTACTCGATTAAAATTAGACGGAACTGTACCAGCTTATTATGTAGAACCTTACTATCATTTACATCAAGCGACTGCTTCAATACGAGCAGAAGCTAGCACTATATCTGATGATTTTTTACGGGGTAAATTCATACAAGTTAATGTAGCAAAAGCTCAGGAAGTATTTGCGAAGCAATTACGAACAGCTCAAACGAAAGGAAAAGCTTATCGGTTAAAGCAGGATAAAGAACGAATAAAAGCTTTTAAAGACATAAAAGATTATGGTAGAATGATTGTGGCTGTGCAGAATTCTTCCTTATCAGAAGTAGAAAAAGCGGCAGCTACATTAATAGGTAGGCAAGGGATGGAAGAACAAGGCTACCATAATTTGATGTCGGTTGCAAATTTACAAAGTAAAAAATCTATAGATGATCTTATGGTAGCATATAAAACTTTATCTATGGAACAAGAAGCATATGAAAAAATTGGCGGCAGATTAGATGAAACTTCAAAAATGAATATGAAAAATAATATTGAAACTAAGCTCAAGAAAATGTTTGAAAATGAATTGTCTGCTACTAAACTTAATCATGCAAGAGCTGTTAAAGAAGGACGCGAGTTAAAATCTATAGCATTAGATAGTAATGTAAGTTCAGAAGAAATTCAAAGAGTACTGAATAACCTAAAGAATGTTAACGCTACAGCGCAGAATACAGTATTTGGAAAGACTAAATTTAACACTGATGCAGCTTTGTTAGCGGAAGATTTAGAAGTAATAATTAATAATAAAGCTACTATCCAAACTACTCGAACTTGGACACAAGCGGAACAAAAACTATATAAAGCCACTCATAAGGGAAAAGACGCGACTCTTGCAGAAGCTCAGTTAATGAATCTTATTGAAGAACAATGGGATAAAGACGCGGCATTGTGGAGTTTAAATTCCAGAGAAGGAGCAGAAAGTCAGGGACTAGTAGAGCCTCTACCTACTAATATAACTCCGCAAAATATATTAACTCCAGAAGTGGAGACAGTCTTTCAGCAGTTTTATACTGACGTCATTAAAGTTAATGACCAAGGCAGAGGTAACGAAGTAAATGCCAGTATATCTAGAGATACCGCTCGTCAAGTTATCGATTCTTGGGATAAGTTGGATTTAAATCAGAAAGGTCAGTTTGCTAGAATGATTAACCGAACTTACGGAGATGACCATGATGCTTTCTTTGAGGGTCTTAAAGACCAGAGTATGCCTAACTTCGAAGTTTCCTTAGCTAAAGTACTGGCTTCGGTTTCTGAAACAGTAGCTAATAATGTTGCAGTAGGCCGAGAAGGGCGACAGAATGATAAGGGGTGGGACAACGCACTCAGCTCATTATTTAACGAAACGTACAGAGAAGAAACTTTAGGGCTATTTAATGCAGCGGATTCCGAATCTTATGGGGATATGTTAGAAATTGTAAAAGATTTAACTTTTACTCTTAGTGACGGAGTTCCAGAGAACGCAGAGAAAATATTGCCCGAAGCCATAGATCAAGCTTTTGGTGGAGTTTTAAAATATAAAGGGTATCATTTAGTAGCCCCGAATAATGAGGTTACTCAAGATACTTTTCGTAATGATGTTCGGCAACTACATCATAAAGATTTGTTGAATAAAGGATACAAAGCTATAGGTGCGCCTTATGGTGCAGCTAATGTTGTTAAACTGCTTAGGAATGGTACGCTTCGGTTTCGTAAAGTTGCTCCGAACTCTTATACTTTTATTGACGAAGCAGGTAGATACATTACGACTAAAACTAAAGACGGGTTTGAACCATACATTTGGCAGTACGGAGACTTTTATACACGGGAGCAAGCCCAATTTGACGGTACGTATAATCGAAAATTAAAAGAAGCCCGAACAGATAGTAGACCAGCTTTGCCAGATGTTAAGCATCCAACTCTATCACCTGCTAGTTTAGACGTTATTAGGGATTTACAGAAATTAAAACCTAGTCCTAGAGTGGGGTTTTAAATGGGTTTAATAAAACATAAACCGGTAGTAGGAGAAAACCAACAACCGTTATCTGCTAAAGAAGCGGCAGGAACTTTCGAGTTGTTGAAGCAGAGTTTTCAATATGCTTTTGATACTACGACTTCGCACGCCCCGTTGCACAATACTGAAATGTTTAGTATGCGGAATCAAGAAGTTCAAGATCGGATAGCGGATGGTACAGTTCCTAAAAATATTAGTCAAACTTTCGGTACGGATTATAATCTTATAGCTCGCTATCTTAACGAAGAAAAAGGATTTAACATCCCGTCAGATATTGATTTGAAAAAAGAGCAAGGCAAGATGATCCGAGAGCGAGGAGAAGATTTAGCTCGATTGCAAGAAGGGGCTACTACGGGACAGAAAATTATTGGCGGGGCAGGTTTTATGGCCGGAGCAATGATGGATGTTGACGTAGCAGCCGGAATGTTTATAGGCGGAGCTAGTGCAGTTTACAAAGGGTTACGTGCAGCAAAAGCTTTTAGACGGGGGTTAGCAGTCGGAGCAGCTTTAGAATTACCCCGACAGATTTCAGTGTGGGAGTATAAAACTGCAAGAGATATAGACACTAATGCTAAGGAGGTTATATTTAACATAGCGTTTGCAGCCTTTGGCGAAGCCGCAGCAATCGGGCTAATAGCAAAATTAAGTTCTTTGAAAACCGCTAAAGCGGTAGATGAAATAGTTAAGAGACACGGGGACGAGATGTCTCCCGACGCTTTGCATCAAGCGGCTAATACTAAAAGATTAATGGAATCAGAAGTTACGGAAGATGCGGAAGAACTGCTATCTACTATTCAACGTAAGTCTGATGATTATGAATTGCATACTCCTATAGAGTCTAGGGAACTAGATAATCTCGCAGCTCGCCAAGATGCTTCAAGATTAAAAGAGTTGCAGGGTAAAAAGAAACTTACAGAGTTAGAAGCGGATGAACTTGAAATACTAACAGATCAACAGAGATTCACTCGAACAGTAACCGAAGTAACTGATAAGAAAGGTAAGACCACGACAACCGTCAAGGAGACCAAGGGTGCGACAACACACCCCGCTGACGATTTCAAACATATAAATGATGCAGATAGGCAATGGTTAAAAGGGCGAGGAGCTGAGATCGTAGATGAAGCGGAGAATTTAGATTCGCTCGCAGAGCAAGTAGCGGATTGTTTAATCGGAAACGGAGTTAAAATATAATGTCTTTACGAAATTGTATAGCTACTAAGATATCTCATAGAGAAACTAGAAATCGACTATTGGCTATTGCCGGAGACGAGGAACTTGAAACTCAGGTATTACTTGAATTTGGTAAACGCAAGAAAGACCTTAGCAACCTAATCGCCGATTCTAAAAAGCGGGTAAGCTTAGAAAAAGAAATGGTAGATTATACAGAACCTTCGGTTCTTGATCCTAAAAAGCTACTACGTAATCCGTTTAGAGCACTTGCAAATATAATATCTGGCCCAACTAAGTCTATGGAGGTTTTGGGAGATTCGATAATAACTCAATTACATCGTACTTTGGAGGGGCATCTATCTAAAGCTAAAGTTAAAAGTGTTATGGGTAAATGGTTTTCTAAAGCAGACGATACTTGGAATCGTCATGCGAGTATGGCTATACAGGGGGATGAAGTTGTTGAACCTGAACTTGCGGCCTTCGGAAAAGCTTTTAGAAAAATAGGAAAAGAAGTAGCTGAGAGAATTAATAAAGCAGGGGGCAGAATTAATGTAAAAGAAGATTTCTACTTACCTCATATACAAGCAGCAGACCGAGTAAAGAAAGCAGACTTAGCTCAATGGAAAGCAGACGTTAAAAAACATTTCGATATGGAAAACTTCCTATATGAAGGTAGTGAAAAAACTATAGATGATGTGTTAGATAAGATGTTTTCAAATATAGTTGATCCTACAAGTGCGGGAGCGGGAATAGGGCGATCATTTCGCCGAAGAATGAATACTAAATCCGGCAAGGATTGGTATGAGTTCAATAAAAAATACGGAAACGAAGATGTCTTCGGCACGATAATGAAATACTTAGATAGTTCAGGAAGGCAGATTGCAGCACTAGAGACTCTTGGGCCGAATCCCCGCCAAATGGTAGAACAGCTCAGTAAAAAAGCTAGTGGTATGGCATCAGATTTAAAGTTAAAAGGTAAAGTAGTTAAAGACGGAGGATTATATGCAGAAGCTGCGGTACATCGTTATAATAACCTTATGGGTTTTACTACTACTGGTAGCCCTTTTTGGTCGGGGGTTGGACAAACTCTTAGGGCTATACAGGTTGTCACCAAATTGGGATTAGCTCCAGTTACCGCTATAACAGATACTGGTTTTTCAGTTGTAGCAGCACAATTAAAAGGTATGCCTGTAATGCGTATGCTTAAAACTCAATTAATTGAGCTGTTTACTAAACGAAATTCTAAATTTTTAGCACAGATGGGGGTTGTATCAGACGTAGTTATAAATGATATTAGAGCCGCCCACCGCTATGCTGATGTTGGCCAGAACGGAAATGCAGTTAAGATTGCTAGCTTATATACTAAGGTTATCGGACTTAATAGATGGACTAACACAATGAAAACGGGTCACGCTTATGAACTCTTAGCGCATATGACTAATATTCGCGGCAAGCGTTTTGGTGATTTATCTAATGGTATGAAGTTTGTTTTAGACCAGTACAAAATTGATCGGGGTGTGTGGTCGCACCTTCAAGAAGCGGGTACTGTTCAACATCGGGGAGCAACTTTTATAGAGCCAGCAAAGATTGCAGATCGTGAGAGTCGAGAAAAATTCTTAATGATGTTACAGGCTGAAACAAGATACGCTGTTCCAGAACCAACGGCTGCATCACGAGCCGCATTAAATTTTGGGCAGGCCCCAGGCACATTAGCAGGAGAGTTCTTAAGAGTTGGGACGCAGTTTAAATCTTTCCCTGTTAGTGTTATGCTAATGCACTTAGCCCGAATAAGGGCTTTACCGACTCAGAGTACAAGAGCTTTTTATACATCAAAGTTATTAGCTGGAACTACCATATTAGGTGTTATGTCTTTGTGGATTAAAGATATACTTAACGGTAGAGACCCCCATGACATCACACCAAAATTCGTAGTTAAAGCTATGGTACATGGTGGAGCGACAGGTCTTATGGGCGATGTTATGTATAATGTTGGAGAATATGGTGGAGGAGTAGGAGACTTTGTAGCTGGCCCAAGTGCCGGATTAATGAATGTATTATTAAAAGCCGCTCGCGAAATTATGGATGATGAGAAAACGTTGAAAGAATACAGTGGGAAGTTAACAGCTACAGCTCTTAAGCAGGTAGGACAATCCGCATCCTATGGAAAGTTACTTGTCAACAGTTATCTTATTGACGGGTTGCAAGAATTTGTATATCCAGATATACGGAAACAAAGACGGAAGAAAATTAAAAGAGAAAAACGTGAAGGTATAACAAGATTTAAAGAGCCAGGCAAACCTTCAAGACGTGGCCCGAAAGCACCAAAAATAGACTTTTAAAAGGGGAGTATTATGACTTTAGCAACTAGCATTAATAGAGCAGATCATATTGGCGATGCTTCTACGACAATATTTGCTTACAATTTTCGGGTAGATGTTTTAGGAGACATGTCTGTATATCTTAACAATGTATTACAGACGAGTGGGTACACTGTACAAGACTTAGCTACAGATGCTGGCGGTACAGTTACATTTACTACCGCTCCCGCTAGTGGGGTAGCAGTTGCTTTAGTTCGAGAAGTAGCCTATATACAAGATACCGACTATACCCCCTATACAAAATTTCCAGAGGATGTACATGAACGAGCTTTGGATAGAATAGTAATGCAGACCCAGCAACTTGAAGAACTAGTTGAGAGAGGAATGGCTATCCCTGGGGGTGAAACTTGGGATGGAGATTTACCTGCCAAAGCGTTAAGAATTAACAAACTTTTAGGATTTAATCTAAACGGCGATCCAGCCGTTTCAAGTGCTACAATGTCTGATTTTGAAGCCTTAGTCGCAGCGGCGGCGGGATCAGGAGTATTAATAACCGCTTCTACATTTACTGGGGATGGGGAGACTATAGCATTTAATTTAACTGTTACTCCTCCAAGTGCAGAAGCTTTAATGGTATTTATCGGAGGATCATTACAACGGGCGGTAGTAGATTATACTGTATCTGCGGCGGTATTAACATTTTTAGAAGCTCCTCCTTCGGGAGCGGTTATAGTTGCCAAAAACCTTGGGTATTCTACAGGAGCTTTAACTGGATTAGATATAAGAATAGAAGAAGTTAGCGATGTGGATGTATCTAACCCTCCTACGGCAGCTGAGTTAACCGCTATATTTGGAACCCCAGCTAGTCGAGGGGACGGGTTTATAGGATTGGTAGACGATAACGGAGCAGGTACTGCAGTTTATATGATTGTCGCTAAAGATACTAATTGGTGGCATACTTTAATGACAAAAGCGTCATAGCGTAGTCGACCCACGGGGTGTGATAACCCACCCTGTAATCCGCAAAGGCGGAATAATATAAGGAGACATATATTATGTCACAAAGAGGAAACAGAATGGGGCTAGGCTCCAAAGAATGGCCTTCGGCAAATGGTGCTGTATCGACTACAGACTATCATAAATTTGGCGGGAACTCGTTTATTACAAATGCAACTGCCGCATTAACTCTTGCATTGACGGATGGCACCCACCAAGGACAGCTTACTTTCATTAAGCTGAAAACTAAAGTTACTAACAACTTGGTAGTCACTCCTGCAAATCTTGGAGACGGCGCGACCTTAACATTTGACGCGACTGGCGAAGTGTGTCTGTTGATGTGGATGGGATCGAATTGGGAGATCATTTACAATACTAGCACCTTAGGTTAATACTTAACACTTCGGGTGGGTGTGACAACCCACCCAAAGGACTTTTGACATGAAAAATGATAGACGACAAAAATCTACAGCTGAAAAGATATTGCCCTGGGCGTCTAATATGTTAATAGGATTAGTAGGAATGTTACTTCTCCTCCTCTATACCGCACAAAATGATAAGATTTCAGCGCAGGACGATCGGATAAACTACCGATCAGATGAAGTTCGAAGGGTCTTAGAAAAGAAAGTTGATAATAAGACACTGATGCAGGTGCTAGAAAATAATCGAACCGAACATGAACACTTTAAACAAGAAGCAGAGAAAGCAGAGAAACAAAGAGAAAAGGACAAACTGGAAAACAAACGAGTACAAGAAAAATTAATAGATACGTTAAACCGAATACAGCTTGAGATAGCTAAGCAGGAGTAAGATATGAAAAACCTTCTTATAGCGTTATTAATACTAGCTTCATCAGTATGCTTTGCCGCCGATCCAATTATAGTTTCGGATGGTGCGAGATACGTATATGTAATAGATAAGGACAACGTAGCAAGAGGAATCAGAATTGACGACTCTTCTTCTGGCATAGTTACAACTACATTTCCTCATAGCGAATTACATGAAGCAAGTACATACCAAACTAATATTAGCGATGCTGATATTAGTACTAGCCCCCTTCGTATAAAAATGGTAATACCCGCTCAAGAGAAAAGAATTCATATGCTAGCTTTTGGGGTTTCAAGTGGGGCAAGCATATTCACCATTACAGAAAATCCTACTGGAGGGGCTACAGGAGGATCGGCGTTAACAGCTTTTAATAAACGAAGGGATAGTGCTAATACTACTACGGCTACTCTTACTCAAGGAGTTACAGCTCCTACCGGAGGTACAGTACTAGGCCCAGATCCGGAAAGGCACGGGTTTGATAAAGATAAAATTTCAGGGGAAACAAGAGATACGGCAGAATGGATTCTAGGTAAAACAGGATCAATAGAAACCTATGTATTTGAACTTGAATCAGGCACAGGGGACGTTATCGGGAACTTACTTTTAGTTTAGTATGAGCATACAGATAATAATTAGGAGATAGATTATGAAACGACTAATCACACTTATGGTAGTTCTCTTTTGGGTATCTGCCGCAGCAGCATTTAATGTAACAGACGGAGATAGAACTATACCGCCTGCTGATAATATGGAAGGTGGCGGGATAGTTACGGTAGGTACTACAGCAGTTGCAATGACATTCACCGCTACACCTACACGAACTATTGTTATTGTATCATACCCGACAAATACAGGTTTAATATTTGTAGGTAAATCAGATGTCACAAATCTCGGAGCAAACGCATTTGCCGTATTACAATCTGGAGATAGCGTGACGTTAGACTACGATGATGCAACTAATGCGGTTTATACGGTATCAGATACGGCGGATCAAAAAGTAGTTAAAGGAACAATTTATTAATGGTGTGACAACACACCCCCTAATGGTAGAGGAATACTATTATGAGACATTTTAAAAATATATTAGCAGCCTTAGTAGTCTTGCTCATAGTAGTAGGGCAAGCCGGTGCAGTAAGTAAGATAAACCCTGCAATGATTGATATGGGTACGGTTTATTATCCTGTATCAACAGCATCTGATCAAGGAGTAGCGGGTAATAAAAATACTATAAATCATTTTATAGATACTACTGGAACGAGCGAAATTACTTTAGTATTGAGAAATAATTCTGGGTCTGCTACGACTACTTATACACTAACCACAAATGAAACGATTCCAGAACGTGTCACTTTACAAATTGAACGTGGAGCAGTCCTTGACGGTGCAGGGACTCTTACTATTGAATCTAATTTAGATATTAATAGATACCAGATATTTGATGTAACATTTGATGTAGATTTTGCAGTGGAGACACCCGCAAATTTTGAAGTGTTTCCTGAGTGGTGGGGTGCAGTCCCAGACGATTCTACAGAATGCTCTGCGGCTATTAACGCCGCCATTTTATCTTTGTCAACTCGTGGAGGAATTGTTAGACTTGGGGTCGGAGTCTATTCTCTTACTTCTTCTATTCTTACAGACCAATATATCACGATTAAAGGTGAAGGATATAATTCAACAGTAATACACCAAGATGCTAACGAACACGGCATTACAATGGGAGTTGCGGCAGACGGGGCTAATGTTAAGTTCGAGGGTTTCCAAATAAATTGTCACTTCGGAGGTACGCATACTAAAAACGGTATTGATCTTGATGGCTCCGGTGGTAGTATCCGATTTACAATGAGAGACGTTCTGATTCAAAATTTTAAAAACGGCTTGTATGGCGATCAGATAGCGTACTCTATTATTGAGGGTTTTTCAAGGATAGTATCGCCTACTCAAGATGCTGTTCATTTAGTAAGAACAGCCGCAAATAATACTAACATTACTATTCAGGACTTACAAGTCAATTCTCCAGGTCGGGATGGTGTCCGTATAGTAGAAGGTACTAATATAGATATTTTTGGCGGGTTTGTAGATTCTTGCGGGGGAGTAGGATATTATCTTGATAGCGTTACTAATTTCTCTATGACTGGGGGATCAGCAGAAAATGTTATTAGTCATGGTATACATATATTAGGTTCTGGTACAGGATTAAATTTTACGGGTACAAATCTATCTACTAATGGAGGAGATGGTATTAGGATAGACGACAGTAATTATATCAACGTTTTTGCTCCTAACATAACTAACTCTACAGACAACGGAATTAAAAATGTAGCGGGCGGAAGAATAATTGTTATGAACGCTCAAATTTCCAGTAGCGGACTTAGAGATATTGATGATGCAATGGGAAGATTGGTGGTTGTTGATGGCAATCAATCCTCTGATGAGGATAGTTTAGGTCTTAAAGGTACAGCAATGTTTACTTTTGACTATTCTGATCAAGCTACAGCAGGTACTTGGAATTCTGGTGTTTGGCTCCCCTCAAAATTTATATTAACAAGAGCTTGGTATGATGTAAATACTACTTTTACTGATGATGCTACTGATGCAACTACAATAGCTTTAGGTTTAGTTACTACTACTGATATTTTAGCAGCTATCGCAATAAGTAATGGGGGTAACCCTTGGGACGATGGGCAGCATAACGCTATTCCGCGAGGAGACGATCCAAGTACTTATGTTCAAAATGCTGTTAAACAACAACTAAGTGTAACGGTTGCAGGAGCAGCCACACTAACAGCGGGTAAGGTCACTGTATTTTTAGAATATGTTGGATCAAGATAAGGAGTTATCATGAAAAAAATAGTTTTAGTTTTAGTTTTAGTCTTAGGCATTGCTGCAAGTTCTTTTGCAGATGGGATTGATATCCAGCCAAGAGGTGCAAAGAAAGGCGTTAATGCAGACATCACAAGTTTAACAGGTCTTGACGATGATGGAATTCCAGGGGCAAAAGTTGTGGCTGCAACAGATGCAGCAGAAGGTGTATCTGAACTTGCTACAGATGCAGAAACAGTGACCGGCACAGCAACTGATAGGGTTACAACTCCTGCCAATGTTACAGCTAAAATGGCAGCTCCAGGGGCTATCGGGGGGACTACTCCAGGATCGGGGGCATTTAGCACGTTATCGGCAACAGGTATTATTACTGCAACTGGTGGGCAGATAGGGTTTCCAGCCACAGCAGTGCCAAGTGCCGATGCAAATACACTTGACGATTACGAAGAAGGCACGTATACCCTGACCA